TGACAACATCGTTCTGGTGCAGCTGTCGCGTGACGTGGTCGAGATAGTGAACGGTATGCAGCCGACCCTCGTTCAGTGGGAATCGCATGGCGGCATGCAGTTCAACTTCAAGGTCATGGCCATCATGGTGCCGAGGGTTCGCTCTACCCAGACGAACCAGTCGGGTATCGTCCACTATACTGTCTAATGACAGTATAGCCCGCTTGCAAATCTGAGGAGGTGATCCTAATGGCACAGCATAAGGTGGCCCGTGTTGTGAAGCACAAGGGCTTTTGGATCAAGGATGAACACGGTAATCGTGTGATGGTGCCGAAGGGGGAGACTGTTATGGTCTCCCCGCAGGCTGCCGAGGCATTTAAGGACAGGCTCGTCGATCCGAAGGTCCTTGAGGCCGAAGCTGCTGCTGCAAGGGCAGCTGCTGAAGCCGCTGAGGCTGCTGCTAAGGCAGCTGAAGCCGCCAAGATCGGTACTACTGCTAACAACAGTAATGATGCCGATAAGGCTCAGGGAGATAGCCAGCAGGGCGGAGGGGATAACAAACCTTCACCGTCTAAGCAGCTGAAGAACTGAAGCCGGAAGTAGGAGCCGCGAGTGGCAGCTCGAGTCGAAGCAACGCAGGTAAAGGAACTCATCGTTACTTCCAAGGACGATGCGGTTATCGATACCAATTTCATCGAGACAGCCCATCACCTGGTGGAGACCCACCTGAGTGACAAAGGGTTGTCAGAGGGAACGTTGACACAGATCGAGCTGTACCTCGCGGCTCACTTTCTTGCTATTGCTGAGGAGCAGGGAGCCATCATGCGCGATGCATACGGCGATGCTTCCACGCTGTGGGCGAATGTATACGGTAAGGGCTTGCATATGACACGCTTCGGTCAGCAAGCAATGCTATTCGATACATCAGGCACGTTGGCAAGGTTGAACACCGGCAAGCTCCGAGCGGAATTTAGGGTGGTCTAATGTCGAATAGGTTGGCCCGTAACCTTCGAGAGAAGGCGACAATCTGGGAGATTACGAGCGAATCTGTTTACGACGGTATTCACGTTAGTGCCCCAAAGGTTATTAACTGCCGCTGGGAAGATAAGGCAGTTCTGTTTAGGCTGATCTCTGGTGAAGAAGTGGTCAGCCGATCAATCGTCTATGTTGACAGGGATGTTGACATAGGCACATATATAGCGGAAGGGGACTACTCTGACGTTGCTGATCCTACGCAACTTTCAGTAGCCTACCGCGTTAGGCAGACGGAGAAGAAGAACAATCTGCGCGCTACGGAAGTGGAGCGAAAGTTGTACCTGTAATGGCTACCGGACGTCTTTCTGTTGGGCAGATTAAGGGTACTCCTCGTGGCAGCGCTTCTCATAAGCGCTATGCCAAGTCTGTTCAAGCGCAGATGGCTAAAGTGACGGAGAACCTCAACAAGGTGATCCGTTCTATTAAAGCCACTTCGCCTCTGGCGCTTCGTTATGCTGTCAAGCCTATCTACGATGAATCCCAGAATCTTGTCCCTGTGGATACTGGGAAGCTTAAGGCTTCTGGGTTCATTGAGGTACGCAAGAATACCAGGGGAGTGACTGCTGTAATAGGGTATGCTCGTGGTAACGACCCACATTACGCAGCATTCGTCCATGAACGTTTGGACCTCTATCATGAGCCTCCTACGCAGGCTAAGTTTCTGGAAGAGGCAGCCAATCGTCACATGGGAAAGATTCCAGAACGCTACGCCGACTATGTGAGGCGGCATGTTGGGCTGTAGTGTACTCCGTGGCCGTGGGCAAGCGGGAGCCTTGAGGCGCGAACTCTTGATTGGCAAGACTAGCGCCTCCTTTTTCTTATGGAAATAGCACTAAGAGACTTGCTTGTTACCGCTGGTATTGGCACCTTTGAGGCAGCCTCAGGGTGGGGTATTTGGATTGGTAAAGAGCCAAAGCAGCCTGATCAGGCAGTGGTCATTGCACGAACTGGTGGCTTACCTCCTGATCCGAAGTGGCTTCTCGACTACCCCACGTACCAAATTCGTGTCAGAGGTGCCAAGGGTAATTATGCGCAGGCTCTTAGTAAGGCAGAGGATATCAAAGATGTCCTGCTGGGAATCGACTCACAAGATATCAACGGGGATCGATTGGTGTCAGTAACGATGACTTCGGATATAGCCTTTATCGGGTATGACGAGAACGATCGTCCCCACTTCTCGTTGAATTTCAGGTTGATCACTGAGCCTGCGCCATCTGCGCTTAGCAACCGTGAGGCTCTGTAGTTAAGGAGGGAAAGTAATGGCTAAGGCAATTAGAGTCTCCTCGGATGGGGCTACGTTCTACAAGCTTCCTGGTAATACTGGATCGTTCAGCGTAGATGGCGACGAGATCGAGGATACGATTTTCGGTCAGTCTTATCGCTCGAATGAGGCTGGTCTCATTAGTTGGGCTGTATCCGCTAACGCTCTGTACAAAGGTTTTGCGGGTTATCTTGCTAAAATCCTTCGTACAGGCACCTCAACGGCCATGACTGATGAGGCTATGACGCTTGAGAGTGGCCAGATCTACAGGATCACGGATACTGCTAAGGAGATCTGGAATCGTAAAGCGACGTTCGTGGTTGAGGATAACAACGTCGACGTAACAGAACAGGTGGAGTGGTTCGATTACCTCTTCGGCCGCATCAAGTTTGCAGATGGGTATTCTGTAACGGGTCCCGTTACCGTTACGGGTGCTTACTTCCCGACTACTCAGTTGGGTAGGGGTCAGAGCTATACGTTGACTATGCAGGCTGAAGCCGTTGATGAGACGGACTACGCGACTGCACAAGGCAACGATGGTCACTATGTCTATACTCCTGGGTTGCGTACAGCTGCTCTGGAAATCCAAGGTGTGTTCAACTCTACCGAGGATTCTAAGACCAAGCTTACCGATCGTGAGGAGTACGTCGTTGAGATCGACCCTGCGGGTGATGGTAAGTCTATCATTCGGGGCTTCTTCAAGTATGTATCGGCAAGCCAGGAAGGCGACGTTGGTGCACTAGAAGAGGAGTCGATCAGCCTCTCGCTGTCGGTACCTGACGACGATTTGTTGTACCGTCCTATTGGGTGGCGTCATGCCCCTGATACTACGTTGTCACAGGCAGTAAGGATACTGATTGACGGGTGGATCAACGAGACGCGCGTCCACGTACAGTATCTGCCTTCGGGTACTACTGGACAATCACCGTTGGATGGCATCCAGGGAGAGGCTGTAGTTACGGATATCTCCTTGGAGGGCGGCTTGAGCGATATGAACTCGTTCACAGTCGATCTCCAGGGGTCGGGGGCTTACATTAAGGTGTAAGTAGTATAACTGGTAGAGGTAATTAACAATGAATGATCAAGTGGCTTCCGCTCGTGACGCGCTTCGTGCAGCGTTGTTGAGCAGCAAGAACTATAAGCCTAAGTCCGAAATAGTCAAGCTCTTCGGTATGGATGTTGAGGTCAGGCAGCAGACTATCGCAGAGATGATGAAACTGCAGGCTATGGATGGAGATTCTCCTGACACTGCTGCTGCACGTATGATCGTAAGGTTCTGTTATGTTCCGGGCACTAATGAGAGGCTGTTCGAGGAAGGTGATATTCCTACGATACAGCAGTGGCCTTTCGGTGAGGATGTTGTAAGGCTGCAGCAGGTTATTGCTAAGCTTCAGGGCATCAATGTCGAAGAGGCTAAGGCGGAGGTGAAAGCAAACCCTTTAGGCAGAGAATCCTCCACCTAGCATGGAAGCTGGGTAAGTTTGAGTGGGAAATTCTGGAATACATGCCTCCAGACGAACTTGCTAGGCATATAGCACTGGAAGATTTGGAGGCTGAACGACAGGCACAACAAGAAGCGCATCAACGCACCTTAGCAAGACTGCGTAACAGAGGTCGGAGGTAAGCTGTGGCTCTAAATATTGGCGCAGTCAACTTTGAGGTTGACGCCCAAACGAAGGGACTCCAGAAGGCTATCCAGCAACTCCGACAGTTCCAGAAGGTAGTCGATCAGACCGCCAAGTCGCAGGAGCGAGGAGCTCAACAAGCGGCGGCAGCGTTGGGTCGTCAAGAGAGTGCCATCAAAAGGGCATTCCAACAGACACTCAACCTCCGCCGCGCAATTATTCAAGCTGGCGGGTCTCAACAACAACTATCAGCGGTCTCTCAAGCCTTTGCTAGGCTGACCAAAGAGATGACCTCGGGACAACTCTCTACAATAGAGTTCTCCCGTGCTATGGACGCCTTCAACGCAAGGCTCAATAGAACATCTCGAGAACTTAAGAATCTACAGGCAGAAAAGCGCCGAAAGGAGTTGTCTAGGTTTACCGAGATCATGCGTGACCTTGAGTCAGCCGCTGTGCTTGGTCTCGGTCCGTTGAGTGGCATGGGTGCTAGGATCCGATCTCTTGGCGCTATTGCTACTCGGTCCAATTTTGCATTGGCAGCCCTGCTCGGTACGATTGTCGGTATCACAGCATCACTAGGAATCCTTGCAGCTAGCTCCGTACGTGCTGAAGTAGCCTTCGAACAGATGGAGGCTAGGTTCCTTACAGCTACTGATAGTTCCGAACGGGCTGCAAGCGAAATGAGGTTTGTCGTCCGTACGGCCCGTCAGTTGGGTTTGCGGATTAACGACCTCGGTAAGAGTTATTCCCGTCTTACGGCAGCCTCTGCAGGTACAGCATTAGAGGGTAAGGGTACACGCGACGTCTTTCTGGGGATTGCAAAAGCTGCGGCGGCTCTACGTTTGGAGAGCGTGGAGGTAGAGGGCATCTTTAGAGCCGTGGAGCAGATGATCTCCAAGGGAACTGTTCAGGCCGAGGAGCTCCGAGGTCAGATGGGCGAGCGCTTGCCTGGTGCATTCCAGCGCGCTGCCGCGGCCATGAACATGACAACCATGGAGCTCGGTGAAGCTCTCCGTTTGGGTACAGTCATGGCAGAGGACTTCCTACCCAAGCTGACTGCCGAGCTAGAACGTGCTCTGGGCAAACGAGCTGAGGAAAATGTCAACTCGTTTGGCGGAGCCATGAATGAACTCAATAATGCCTGGATGCTCTTCAATAGGGAGTTTGACAAGACATTTGGGATTACCAATGCAGTCATTAAGGGTATCCAGACTCTGACAGGCTTGTTGGATACTATGCGGGAGAACCTCCAGACGATTGGCCGTCTGCTAGGTGCTGTTACCGGTGGTCTCATTGCTCTTACAGCT